CCCTATTACTTTTTTTCTACTGGAATAATCTAATATTTTCTGCTTTCTTTAAGGTTTCGCCGACATATTCGGTGGAACCTTTTTTATATTTACTAATATCTTTCATATCATCTAAAACAATACTTATATATTCTGGTTTTAAGAGAAATATTTCTCTTTTTTTATTTTCTAAATTTTCTTCATATTCATAATTTGTGACTGGTCTAACAATATTATTTTCTTCGGTTAATCCACCAATAAAGAAATCAAAGTAAATGATGTTATAATCAGAACTTACTTCTAATCCTTTAGGTACGACAGTTACACCATTACTATCTTTAACTTCAATAGTTTCATAGTGATGAATTCCATTGTATATTTTATTATAATCATTATCATACTTATCTACTAAGTATCTATCAAAGTCTGCTTGAGGTAATGGCCATTCACTTGGGATATTAATGATATTATTTGCCATTAAAACTAACCAATCTAAAGTAGAATCTTTATATACTTGTGCTGCTACATTATCGGGCCTATCATCACCCACAATAGAATATTTTTGAAAGAAGGTTAGATTTTGGTAAATATCTTCTCTCAGAAATACTCTTTTAAAAAGATTTTTTACAGTAATATAATCCCCTATTTTCGCATTTGGTAATCTGCTAACATATTCAAAATCTGGAATTAAATTGAAGTAGTTTGACATTTTAGAAACCTATTGCTGCTGGAAATTCTTCATTACCATAATCATCATTGTATATAGGATTAAGTTCAGAATATGTCATTGTCATTTGGTATGCAGTCATCACACCATCCTCATATGTTGAATATTGTCCATTTGGTGCATAATCAACACCTAATGACTGTAATGCACATTCTTTAAATTTATTTAAGTACTTATGTTCTTCTCCACTAGAGTTTCTATAAGATAATTTGAATGTATGAGGAGATTTCATGAATAATCTAGATTTTGTCCTAATTGGAGCCATTCCTTGCTTAAAGAATCTAAGGATTTTAATAACAGTCATTGCTTCATCTTGATCTCTTGGTGCAAGGAGAAATTGGAAACTAAAGGTTCTGAGACTAGGACCACCAAAGAGTAATTCCATATTTGGATTGGAAATTGCTCCTGTTGTTCTGGTTAGTAATTGTTGACCACCTGCTGCCATTCCTGCAATAAGTGCAGCAAGTGCTTTTTTATTACCTTCAAAATTTTTCCCTACTTTTTCTGCTATATTTCCTGCTGCAGTAATAGCATCACCAGGTCCACCTGTTACTCCTTCTAGTGCAACATTAGCTAGTGCCATATCTAATGGAGTCATTGTTTGTCCACCCCATGTTACTGCTTGACTATCTTGAATTCCTCCAGGAATAGGAAGAATTACTGATCCTATACTTCTTTTATCTACATCTGCTTTTCTATCTTTAAAAGCAAATGTTTCTTTACTAAAACCTTTTGGTTGATATTTCATCATATCAAATTTTAGAAAATCTTGCCCTCCATCACCTTTTCTTAATGAATTTGGAAAAACATAAGCACCAAATCCCTTTTCCCTTGTTCCGTCTGCTGCTCTACCTGCCCCAGAATTCATCAATTTCTGTGCATCCTTTACAGTTATACTAGGATTTCCTCCATCTATTCCTTTGTTCTTATCTATAAGATCATTTGTTTTTTTCTTAGCATCTTCTGCTGTTTCTCCTTCCTCAAATAGTTGTTTTTGTACTACTTTAGATGCTTGATTTTTTAATGTTCCATCTTTTTGTATTTGTTCTGCAAATGCTCTATCATTCTTATTTGCCCCACCCCACCAATTGTTGTTATATTCCCATTTTCCATCGGAACCCAAAGTTCCTACTCTTTTATCTACACCAAATTCTTCATTATATAATTCAACTTCACCTGTTGTTTTATTAACAAGCGTAAAATATGTTTCTCCAGTTTTAGCATCTAAAAATCTATCTTTTTTGGCATCACTGCCATAGTAACCTGCTTTGGTTGTCATTAGATATAGTCTTTTTACTTATTTAGTATGAATTTCCCATAAGGAAATCTGAGAAGGTCATCAAGTTCATCATAATCAACAATATACAGTTGCCCTGCCAGTTCTTCCCACGTATAATTACGAGATTGTCTCCAATGAAAGTTCAATCCTTTAAATCCCCATGATTGTAAATCTGTACAAGCAATTAATGGATGTTGGTCATATGTTATATTGGGAGTTTTTGCGTTGTATATAAAGGTATAGAATTGTCCTATTTCAGGAATAGGTGTTACGGTGCTATTTAATGCTTCCATGATGATTAACATCATTTCTTCAGGATCATTTAGAGCTTTTTCTAAGTCATCGTGGACTTCTTCAATTCTATTCATTTGATCCCTAGTTCTTTTTCAGTTATAATCTTAAATTCAATTTTTCTGTCTTTACACCATTCATCTGCTGCTTTCCATTTTGCTTGATTTACAGCATATGTTTTACATTCATAAAGATATGATTTAGTTACTCTTTTTTTCTGAATAGGTGGTTTTGTCTGTCTGAGTGGTTTTACCTCTATTACATAAGTTTTTAATTTACCAGTATTTTCCTTTACTTTAATAATAAAATCTGGGAAGTATTTACGGACTCTACCATCAGGAGCACGGTAAGGTATCCAAAATTCTTCACTTCCCCATTCTGTAATATTCTCATTCAGGTCACACCAATTACAAAACCTTCTCTCCCAAGAACTACGACAGATGATGTTAGTTATATCACCTTTATATTTCTTAGGTTTCTTCGGTTTAAATATACTCTTAATACTTTCTGCCATATCTCTTATACATAATATATAAGGTCAAATAGTATTTATAAATGCCCTCCGTCAGATCAGTCTCCAACATCAAGGCAAACTTATTAAGACCAGCAACTACATCTCATTTTGAGGTGGAGATACCTATTATTAATGCTCTTTCTAAATGGAGGGGTATAGGTAAGCAAGATAAGATTGAATTGATGTGTTCAGAAGCAGTTCTTCCTGGTTCTAATTTAGCAACATTTGATATTAATAATGACAGGACAGGTGTAACAGAGAAACACGTCCATAGAAGAATATTTGATGATAGAATTGATTTAACTTTTTATGTAGATGCTGGATTATACCAACCAATTAAATTTTTTGAGCAGTGGATTTCATATATCACTAATGGTAGAAATATTAGTGATAGGGATCAAGACACTCAATTGATGCAATCTAATTATGATTATAGGATAAAATATCCTGATAGTTATATTGCAGATCAAGGGTTAAAAATTACAAAGTTTGAAAGAGATCATCAAAATCTAATGCAATATGAGTTTACTAGAGTATTTCCTTTAGCAATAAACTCTATGCCTGTTTCTTATGACACATCTTCATTATTAAAATGTACAGTATCTTTGAGTTATGTTAGATATATTGTAAAGAATTTGTATAAAACAGCAGCTTATTCTCAACAAGATCCATTTACACAATCACGGTTTAATGCAGCAGGTCTAGCTGGTGGGATAGTTGATGCTGTTGTTGATAGGGTTACTGGTAGTGATCTCCTTGGAGATATAGCTGGTGGACTTGTTCAAGAATCTTTGAGATAAACCCACTAAATAACAATACTGAAGTGCTAAAGTAAATTATGCCTTTACCAAAAATTGCCACTCCGACCTATGAGTTGGAGTTACCTTCGACAGGTGCGACTGTCAAATACAGACCATTTCTTGTAAAAGAAGAGAAGGTTCTTGTGATTGCTCTAGAGAGTGAAGATAATAAGCAAATTACAAATGCTATTAAAGCAGTTCTGAAGAGTTGCATTCTCTCTAAAGGATTGAAAGTAGAAAATCTACCTACATTTGATATTGAATACTTATTTTTAAATATTCGTGGTAAATCTGTGGGAGAAGAGTTGGAGGTTAATATTATTTGTCCCGATGATGAAGAGACTCAGGTTCCAGTAACTATTAGTCTTGATGATATTGAAGTTCAAAGAGATGATAATCACACCAACAAAATCAAAGTAGATGACTCTATTATGATGGAGATGAAGTATCCATCACTTGATCAATTTATTAAAAACAATTTTGATTTTAATGATAATATGATGGATCAATCATTTGACTTGATCGCTACTTGTATTGATAAGATCTATACTGAAGATGAAGTATGGGCAGCTGCTGATTGCACTAAGAAAGAAATGAAGGATTTCTTAGAACAAATGAATTCCAATCAGTTTAAAGAGATTGAGTCATTCTTTGAAACTATGCCTAAATTATCTCATACTGTCAAGGTTACTAACCCCAAGACAAAAGTGAAAAGTGATGTGGTTTTGGAGGGTTTAGCGTCTTTTTTCGCATAGCCCTACTGCATATGAGTTTGGAGAGTTACTTCAAACTGAATTTTGCTTTGATGCAGTACCATAAATATAGCTTAACAGAGATTGAAAATATGATGCCTTGGGAACGAGACATCTATGTAGCTCTACTTGAACAGCATATTGAGGAAGAAAATTTAAAGCAACAGCAACAATCTAATGCCAGTTAAGATTAGTCCCATAGAAATACTTCATCATCTTGGATATGAGATGGTAGACATCGAATCCGATGAGGACTATCTTAGTGCTTTGATGGAATCTATAGTTAGTTTACAACAAGCTGGTGCTAGTGGACGTGCAAGAGCAGATATTTTACAAGAGGAATTGATAAGGGTAAGAAAGGAAAGAAAAGCAGCTGCACCAAGTGCAGGAATGAAAGCAACTAAGAAAAAGATAAGTCCTTCTAAGTTTTTTGATAAAAAAGAACAGAAATCTCTTCCTATGGGAAAGGGAGAAATGGGAGGTGCAATAGTAAAAGTTGCTGAAGGTGTTGACTCTATTGTTGAAACTTTAAAAGAAGATAAGAAACAAGATAAAAAACATTTTTCCTTTTTGAGGAAAATGGCAGAAAGATTTAAAAGAAGAAGAGAAGAAAATAAATTAGAATTTCAAATATTTGATGGTTTAAAGAAAACAGCAACAGCTGCATTAGAACCAGTAAAAAGTGCATGGCAAAAATTATTAGAGTTTTTACAGAATGTTATTCTTGGTAGAGTTCTTTTCAAAATTTTGGAATGGATGGGTAATAAGGATAATAAAAGTAAATTAGAAAGTATTATTAAATTTTTTAAGGATTGGTGGCCTACTTTATTAACAGCATATTTGTTATTTGGTAATTCCTTTGGTCGCATGGCCGTCAGGTTAGGTGTAATGGTAGGTAAGTTTGCCACTAGACTTGTATCTAAACTCATACCTAAACTTCTAACAGGATTAGGAAAATTAAAAGCAGCTAAATTACTAAGCAAGGGTGGTCTTCTTGCTGCAGCTGCGGTGACTATTGGGACTGGTGCTGTACTTGCACATCAGCAGATAAAGAAAAATAGACAAGCATTTGATGAACAAGATGATGATAGTACTTTAACTGTAGAAGAGTTTAGTGAGCAAGAGGATAAGAGTAAAGCCGACATTCCACTAAGTCAAGGATATGTTGAGACAGGGCAAATGCCTGGAATGTTGAATTTTAATATAGGTGGAACAGTTCCTGGTTCTGGTAATAAAGATACAGTTCCTGCTATGCTTACTCCTGGTGAGTTTGTGATGAGTAAGGGTGCAGTTCAGAAGTATGGTGCTGATACTCTTGCTGGAATGAATGCTGCTGCTGGTGGGACAAATAAACCTAAGTTGGGTAGATATAATGAGGGTGGTTTTGCAAATATTACTAATACAGAAACTACTAGTGGTCCTGGATATTATGGAAAAAGATATGTTTCACCTGCAGAAGCAGAAGAAAGACTTGCTGCAATGGGAATGCCATCTATGGAGTTAATGGATGGATCAATAGTTCCAGATTTTGGTAAGATGGGTGCTGATTCATTCATGTCTGGAATACAAATGGTAAGAGAGACTATTGAGGGACACCCTGAAAAAATTCAAGAACTTGATAACTTTCTGGCGAACAATCCTTATGCCCAACCTGATGAATTGCAACGTGTAATTAATAGTGTGATTCCAGGTTCACAAGAACACTACATGGGTGAGTTGGGTGCTAGTATAACTGCAAGTGCCAGAATGAATGGTGGAGGTCTGGTTCAAGGATTCCAAGGTGGTGGTCAAGTAAGGAGAGTGCAGATGGGTAGAGGTGCTGCAAAAAAAAGAATGGAAGTAAGTAAAATAACACCAATAAAGAAAAAGAAAGTTACTGTTGCATACGCAGAAGAGAAGAACAATATGACAGATAGACCCACTAATAAAAAATCTGAACAAGAGATCCCTAGTTTTAATGTTACTGCCATGAGATCTGCTCAAAAGATAAAGGTATTGGGGATTAGTGTATAATGGCAATAACTGCTCAAAAATTTCTACCACAAGGAAAAACTGGAGGAGACCTAGCAGTCACTCCTAAAACTTCTTTAATAAAATCTCCTAAAGAAGGTAGTAATATTGTTTTTACTATTCAGAAAAAAATAATATTGGTTGATGACCTTCTAAAGGGAACTCTTGCTGAGAAGAAAAAAAGACAGAATGATGAGATAAAGCAAAAAGAAGATGATCAAAGAGCAAAACAGGAAAAGGATCAAGAAAAACCAGATAAGGATGATAGTGAGAAAGAAACTCCCAAATCATTAATACCTAAACTTAGTTTCTTAGATGGAATTAAGAAATTTATTAGTGAAATTCTTGTTGGGTGGTTGACTTTTAATTTAATTAAGTTTTTGCCAAAGATAATAAACGCAGTTAAGTTTTTGGGTAATATTGCTGATTTTGTTATTGGATTTGGTGGTAAAATTCTGGATGGGTTAGTAACTTTTATTGATATAGGATATGATGCATATGAGAAAACAAGTGAATGGGTTGGTGATGCATTTGGTGAAGATAAGAAAAAGCAGTTTGAGAATTTTGCATCAACTCTTACCAAGTTTTTAAATGTAGCAATTATTGCTGCGATGGTTGGATCGAAGATGGGTATGCTTGGGATGGGAGCTGATAAAGGAGTTAGAAGAGGTGTTATTAATAAAGGAAAAAGAATAATTAAAAGAGCAGGAAGACTTTTTGATCCTAAACGTGCTGCAAAATTAAAAAGATTAAAAAATATTAAAAAAATTAGAGCAGATAAATTGCTCAGGGTAAAGAAATTTGGAAGACTGAGGAAATTTGCTAAAGCCAAACAATTAGTAGGGAAGAGTATTGATCTTGGTAAAAATATAGTCAAAACAGGTAAAAATATAGTCAAAACAGCAACCCCTGTAATAAAATCAGCAACAAAGACTGCAACAAAAACGGCGACCAAAGTAGCACAGACTGCAACAAAAGTAGCAAAAACAGCAACAAAAACAGTAACTACTGCGGCAAAAACAACAGCAAAGACTGCAACAAAATTAGGAAAGACTGGATTAAAAACTGGGTTAAAAGGATTAAAGGCACTTAAAAAAATTATTAGTCCTATTGTAAAGAAAATTCCATTTATTGGTGCTTTATTAGATTTTGTTTTAAATTATTTTGTATTTAAAGAACCATTAGGAAGATCAGCATTCATGGCAATTGGTGCAGGTGTAGCAGCATGGTTAGGTGGTATAATAGGAAGTGTAATTCCAGTAGGTGGTACTTTTGTGGGTGCTGCTCTAGGAGGATGGGCAGGTGATAAATTAGCTGGTGCTCTTTATGATGCTATTTTTAAAGAGAAGAAACCCAAAGAAGATAAGAAAGATGATGAAAAGAAGGATAAGAAAGAAATTTCTATGAAACGAGAAGTTAGTGGTAGATTTGATGTGGAGACAGGAAAAATGTATATTAATAACCAAGAGGTTGGTGTAGATGAATATAATAAATTTATAAATCTATCTGAGAAAGAAAAGATATCTCAATATGGTCAAGTAAAAGGTAATGCTGAAAATATTCTTCCATTAGATGTAAATTCTGTTGCTAAGAAAACAAATAATATTTCAACTTATGATGATGAGGAAGAAACAGTTGTTATTAAACCTGGATCTGAAACTGGAGGTGATGTTGCTCCAGAAACAGAAAACAAAGAGTCAATAACACCAATCGTTGTTGGTGGCGGAGGAGGTGATAGTGAAGTTAGTGATGCACTCTACAAAGGAGGTTAAATAGATATGGGAGGAAATAACTAATGTCATTTGCAGGATTAACTAAAGAAGATAGTAAATTGTTTAAGAAACAGGTAAGACCATCTGCGCCTGCTCTTTTACAAACGATAGATGTTGTTTCTAATGAAAATTCAAGTTCTACTGTAAGTTTAATAAGTGGAACGGTTCGTGTATTGTATTGGGAAAGTATTTTACAAGATACTGTAAGAGCATCTGTGGTTTTTAGTGATGCTGGCAATACGATGACAAGAACAGTAAAGACTGGTAGAGGGCAGGGTAATAAATCAAGATCAAGAAAGGATAAGAAGAAAATAAGTGCTGTTGAAGGTTTACCTATAGTTGGTGAAGAGCAAGTAAGTTTAAAGTTTACTGATAATAATGATAATACTATAAAGTTTGGTAA